CTCCTCGACAATCGCCGGACGGTCGCCTTCTGCCCCAAAGAACATCACGCCAGCGCAGAGCTTGCGGAGGTGCTCGAACGGAGGCTCACAGAACGGCCGCCGGTCATGCACGAGAGCGCCCTGATCGATCGGCATGGCGATGGGACAGTCTTTGAACGGAGCAAGAGCAGCCGCAGGATCTTTCGCGAAGTACGCATCGAGATCCAGCACGAGCATCGGAGAACCCTCAAACTCCAGCAGCGCAGCGCAGACCAGCGCGCCCTTCACATCGAACGTCTCGTGCGGACGAATCACGTCAGCGAAGCACGAGACATCGAACTTCACCCAGCCGCACCCGTTCGGAGGAACACCGACGACCTGATCAGAGACAAACACGACACGGCTCCCGTGCGGATATACCGTATGCGACCACGCTGCCAGCCACTCATTCAGGAACGGAGCGAAGCGCGCAAGGTCCCCAAAATACGGGACGACGATGATCAGATCCGAGGCCGGAGTGGTGGTCATAGGGTAATAGGCTTGTGGCTTTTGGTTTGCCCAAACGCCCCGGACGCTGCAAATGCAAACTCGTGCCAACACAAGCCGCCTCTGCCCAGCAGCTCACAATCGTCGACACGATCCCGGTGGAGACGCGCCTCAACTCTCTCGCAGACTTGGCAACGCCCGACATGATGCAGGGGCCATTCCAAGCCGCCGCCACGTCAACCGACACGATGGAGGCCAGCGCGGACTTTGGAGTGCTGACGCTCAACCGGATTCTTCTCAGCTACGCCTTCAAGACCTTCGGACTCGTGGACGCAGTCTGCTCCGTACCGGTGAACGATGCATTCCGTGGGAAGATCAAGATCGAAATTCCCGAGATCACCGACAAGGACGACCTCGAGAAGCTCTACGAAGTGATCGAACGCGAGGGAGACTGGGATATCGCGAAGCAGGTTGCGACATGGGATCGGCTCTTCGGTGGAGCAGGACTTATCGCCGTCACCGACCAGGACCCGAGCACGCCGCTCAACGAGAAGAAGCTGCACGGTGGGAAGCTGCAGTTCCTGGCCGCAGACCGATGGGAATTGATCCTCGGTGGGAATCTCCTCGCGTCGCCCGGCTACGCCTCAAGTGGGATGTCGCAACTCGACCTCGCCCGCAGCCAGTACGGATACACCGGCAACGGCCGCTACAACTACTACGGGGTACCGCTGGATGAGTCGCGCGTCACCAAGATAACCGGGCGAATGGCTCCGAGCATCATCCGCCAGCGCCTCCAAGGCTGGGGACTGTCAGTGCTTGAACAGTGCATGCGCGAGATCCAGAGCTACATCAAGTTTCAGAACATGCTGTTCGAGTTGGTGGACGAAGCGAAGATCGACATCCATCGCATCGAAGGCTTCAACGACCTTCTGGCCACACCGGACGGAACCAGCCTCGTGAAGCTACGCATCTCGCTGGCGAACTGGATCAAAAACTACAAAAACGCACTCGTAATGGATAAGCTCGACGAGTTCGAGCAGAAGCAAATCGCGTTCTCCGGCTTGGCCGACATCCTCGTGGAGTTCCGGATCAACCTATGCGCCAGCCTGAAGATCCCCTACAACAAACTCTTCGGACAGAGCGCCACCGGGTTCGCCTCCGGAGAAGACAGCCTTGAGAACTACAACTCCATGATCGATGGAGAAATCCGGGACAAGATCCGGCAGGTTGTCCGCCGAATCATCTCCCTTCGGTGCATCCAGGTTTTCGGATACGAGCCGAAGTTCTCGTTTGAGTTCGCCACCCTCCGCGTGATGAATGCCACAGAGGAGGAGGGAGTGAAGTCCTCGAAGCAGAACCGCGTGATGCAGCTTCGTGGAACCGACCAGATCACCGGCAAGGAAGCCGACGAGATCCTGCGCAAGGAAGGACTGCTCACAATCGACACCGAAGTCGGAAAAGGCCTGCGCGAGCCGATGGCAGAAGGGCAAGAGGAAGACGGAGAAAAGCCCGAGACCAAGCCCTCCGAGAAGCAGAACAGCATCGCGATGCTCAGAAATCTGATCCGAGCCGACCGTTCACGCCACGCTGCCTGACACTGTGGAAAAGATCCTTCGCCCGATTGAATGGAAGGAACGCTACGGGGACCTGATCGAGGCCCCGATCCTCGCATGGCTTGCCGAGGTGATCTTCGGTCCGCTGATCGACTACGTCACCGAGCAGAGCGACATTGTGATCGAGAACGCGCTGACCGACGCCATCACAGCCGGACTGCGCAGCGGGAAGATCTGGTTCAACGACGGAGCGTTCTTCGGTTCCTTCAACGCCGCAACGGCCAAGGAACTTCGAGCGCTCGGTGCGACCTTCGACCCACACAAGCGCTTCTTCAAGCTGGCCGAGAGCAGCCTGCCAAAGGAGATCCGAGTCACCGCGATCAACTCCGCGATCAAGGGCCAGCAGATCCACCAAGGGACCATCACGCTGCTCAAGCAGATGGAACTGAACCTGCCGCTCGCTCCAACCGGGATCACGTTTGCGAAGGCAATCCCTTCCATCCTCAAGGACCTCGACAAGCAGTTCAACGTTACGATCGCGACGCCGATGAAGGCCGTCGAAGCCGTGACCGTTCCGGCCCAGCTTTCACCGAACGCCCGCGACGAGATCACGAGGACGCTGACCGACAACGTCCAGCTCTCCATCAAGAAGTTTGCCGCGGCCCGCATCCCTGAGCTTCGCGCGAAGGTGGAGCAGAACGTGACCGATGGAGGCCGCATCGATCGACTGGCCGAGATCATCGAAGCCGACTACGGAGTGAGCAAACGGAAGGCCGCATTCCTCGCACGCCAGGAGACAAACCTGTTCACCTCGAAGTACCGCGAAGCCCGCGCCAAGGAAGTCGGGAGCCGACGCTACAAGTGGCACACGCGCCTCGACAATAAGGTCCGCCACGACCACCGACACCTCGACGGAGAGACCTTCTTCTGGGACAGCCCACCGATCGTCGACGCGAAGACAGGACGCCGCGCGAACCCAGGGGAAGACTACAACTGCCGGTGCATCGCGCGCCCGATTCTCGATCTCGAAAACCTATGAGCAACGGCCTCTATACCGAGGAAACAGTGGAGCAGCTGCGCGAGAAGCGCGCGAAGCTGGTTGCAGAAATATCTTGCTCCCAACGTAAAATGGCAGGAATAAGCAATGCCATTGAAGCGCGACGCAAAACTCTGGTGCGGATCGATGCCCAGCTCGCCCTCGGGGAGCCCGGACGATTTCAGCCCGCCCAAATCTGATCGCAACGGCTGAACCCGTCGCCGGATCAGCGCCGCACTTCACCCTCGCAAACGCGAAGGACTGGGCTCGCCCATTCACCGCCCGCCTGCTCGAGCCCGGAGTGGTCAGCTACGCCGACGTCGACCAAGGAGTGATCCTCCTGCGCAAGGAGACGCTCGACGCCTACGTCAACAGCTTCATCGGCCGCCCGGTTGTGGTGAAGCGCAACGCCCGCGGAAGCCACGTCCACGAGCGCACCAGCCCGGAGAACATGAAGGAAGTCGGGCACGGCTACATCACCGAGGTGTTCTACAACACGACCGACGGCTGGTGGTGGGCCAAGGGACTGGCCGACACCGACGATGCCGTCGACACCATCGCGAAGGTCGGGAAGTGCTCCACCGGATACGACGTGCTTAAGTACGGCCCAGGTGGCAAGTGGCACGACATTCCCTACGACCGGGAAGTCCTCTCTTTCACAGGTCAGCACCTCGCCGTCGTGGACCGCCCGCGCTACGAAGAGGCGACGATCCTGCTGAACTCCAAAACCAGCATCGAACCAACCACGCATATGTTCAAATGGATCAAGAAGCTCGCCAAGAGCGCGGCCCCGGCCGCCGCGGCTGACCAAGCCGCCACAGACAAGGCCAAGGCTGACGCCGCGGCCCTCGAGAACTCCAAGGGGGAGGAAATCTCTGGGGAGAGCATGTTCACGATCCCGACCACCGAGGCCGGCAAGACCGAGGACGTCACCCTGGCCGACCTGATCGCCTCCCGCCAGTCGCTGACCAACGGCAAGGAAATGAACGGGGACGACGAGATCGTCCACAACGGCAAGACCTACAAGGTCAACGCGCTGGTCGAAGCCTTCGACAAGTGGGAGAAGACC